ACTCTTGTGGCTCGTCTTGAGGAACACTCAGACTTTGCCAATAAAGTAATGCGGGATCTCCTGCGTGAAGCATCAGATCGAATTCAGCAATTGGAAAAGTCTACTACCCCTGCCGTCTAAATATGTGCTAGAGGGCTAATATGAAATTTAATTCCACCAAATATAAAAATATAGGCGAAGCGTGTTGGAAAGGCTACACAGCCAAAGGCACAAAACTCAAAGGCGGTCGGCGAGTTCCCAACTGTGTGCCTGTGCAAGAAGCCTCTCCTGCGTGGCAGCGCAAGGCAGGAAAGAATCCTGAAGGCGGCTTGAACGCGGCAGGGGTGGCTTCGTATCGCCGTGCCAATCCAGGCTCCAAACTACAGACCGCAGTAACAACTCCTCCATCCAAACTAGAACCAGGCTCCAAGGCAGCAAAACGCCGAAAGTCGTTCTGTGCGCGTATGGGGGGTATGCCTGGTCCAATGAAGGATGAAAACGGAAAACCCACAAGAAAAGCCTTGTCGTTGCGTAAATGGAATTGTTGAATTTGGTACATAGAAGACTATGGCAATACTAAAAAACTACAATCCCACCGTTCACGACATTCATACTTACGCACCCGAAGCAACACTCACACCACTTGTTGGTGGTGAGCAGAGGGGATTCAACCCTTCTTGTCAGGGAGCAGCAGTTGATTGGTCGGGAGTCTCTCTGCGTCCTCGTGCATTTGCACGAGAGTACTCTAAATTACTAAGAGGCAATCTTACCACTCCATATGTTGCGGAGAACATAAATTTTTGGAACACCAGCAATCCTGCTGCTGTTCTTATCTCTCCTAAACACGCACTCATCTGCGAACACTATCGTGGCGCAGGGCGACCTGTTGGCGAAAATGAAGTCTATACATTCTTAGGAAAATCAGGAACTCGGCATTCGCGAAGAGTTATAAAGGTAACTTTTGCAATTGCTCCTGACCACACTCTATTAGAGTTTGAATCGGCATTCCCTGCGGATGTTTGCGTTTACGATCATATCGCCGATGCGCGATATATTCCACTCAAACACCCTGTGTGGGTACACGACTGTCAAGGCAGGGCATACAAAATGTCAATGGACAAATCCTTTGTGAGCAATGCTGATGTGTGCAGCGGGTTTGGTGTTATGCCAATCATGGACGGTGTTAATGACGGCGCACAGGCTGGCGGATGGGTGGTTATTTGGGGTGGTGATAGCGGCAGTCCTGCATTCGTTATTGATGAAGCAGGACATACTGTATTCGTTGGGCTAATGAACGGCGGGATGCAGGTAAACGCTCCTGAGATTCGTGCAATTAATTCCGAACTCAAACCACACGGTTATACAGTAACTCATGTGAAATTGTCTTCTAAGATTGAAGACTTGAATGATGACGGTAAAGTTGATGGTGCAGACTTGGCAGCACTGCTTGGTGCATGGGGTAATGGAAACATCTTCATGGATCTCAATGGAGACGGCAAAGTAGATGGATCCGATCTTGCTCAACTGCAAGCAGCATGGGGTGCGTACACAATGTCTCGAAATGTTCCCGTACCAATCCCTGTTGTGGCACCACCAATATCACCAATAAATAAAAGTGGAAGAGGACAAAATAGAAGAGGATGAAAGATATATAATAGTGTCATCGGGGCGGTGGCGTGACAGTGCGAACTATTACGCTACTCATGCGTTGCGGGAACTTCGCTACCTGTTGACCTTCAGAGACTAGGGGGGGAAGCCGAAAGGCTTCCTCCTCACTTTGAAATAATCGTTCCAAAGAATTCAATCTGAATACTTAAAACCACCTAGGGGTCTATCTGACCACTAGATAATGCACCCCCTCAATTCCGAGGGATTTTTGAAAGGAGCGTCTGATGAAGACACTACTCACAAGTTTGGCACTGGGAGCCTCAGTCACAGGAACCGCGTTTGCACAGGCTACACCGCCTGTAGCGGCTTCCCCAACGGCTGTACCGCTCGTAGACGCACTCACGCTAAAGGAAACCTTTAGCCTGTTTGCAAAGGACGGCAGCAACAGCAGTGTTGCGGCTCTTGACTCCACGATTGGCGTGAAGGCAATTGGTTTGGATTGGCATATTACTGTGCCAGCGTATGTTTCCGATTCGTCGGGTTACGGCGGTCTTGATGTTGGTACTTCGTGGACTGCGCTTAACGCAGTTGATTTCATTGGCTCCAAGACATCACTTGCCATCCAAGGTGGTTTGTGGATGCCTATTGGATCTGCCAATTACGAAACCACGAATCTTGATCCGCATCTCGGTCTGCTAGTTGGATTTGATTGGGGCAAGTTTAATCTTGCACAGTCTGCTGATTGGCGTTTCGTTGGTGGCTCATATTACGATCCGTATTTGGATCGCGTGAGCGATGATGTTGCTACTCTCGTTACTAATTTTGATTATGTGCTTTCGGAAACTCTTTCCGTTGGTGTAGACCTGACACAGAAGTATGTGTGTTCGGTTGGTGATGGAGTGGTTCTGCTCGGTCCATCGGTCGAGTGGAAGGCTGCATCGAATGTTACTGTTGGCGCAGGAATCGGTTTTCCTGTTTGGCAGCAACTCGCAGTTGAGAACAACTGTGTTGCTAATGCCGCCGTTTCTTTCAAGTTCTGATTTTTAATTCCAAAAGGATTTACTACTATGGCTACTACTACTGCTACTAAGTCTTGCCCTGTTACTGGTTGCTTCTGCTGGAAGAACCCTCTGCACCTTGTTGCTTTCTTTGCTCTGCTTCCGTTTGCCATCAAGGGCGCAGTGTTTCTCTACCATGCGGCAGAGAACGCAGTCGGCACGCTTGTTAAGTAATTAACTAGACAATTAAATAATTGATTCGGAGAAGGAGAGCGGAAACGCTCTCTTTTTCTTTTGTAAAATTGGCAAGTGAAATATACAAAGGCGGTCAAAGGGCTTGTGTAAACATCAGGATGCGGTATACTGTGATACATGAGCCAAACACCTACACCGCATTTTCTGTTCTCAATTGATGGTACTGTATGCACGGGATTCCTCAGTTTCCGCGATGGAGTAATCATTGCCACCGTGGACTGCGCGGGAGTTAATTGGCGCAACAATCTTGCTCAGTGCACCTTTGTGCAGTACCGATCAACACCACAGGGTCGTAAGAAGTGGAATGATTTAATCTCTTATGGTCGTGTAACTGAAAAGGTTTACAGCACAACATATCCAACCGTTGCTTGGCTCGAAACAAAGGATCAACCAAGTGTGAAAACAATATGCTTGGGATTGCTGATGACTTTTTATCACTCTGCAAATTCAAGCACCGATCCACTTGAAACACTTGATATTGCGGATCACCGTATTCTTGCAAGCAGTCATGTAGCCCGTGAAACTATTAATACCCTTTACGCTTTGGAGGCATAATCGTGGCAGATATTTTACAGCGATGGCAACAACAGTTTCCCCTGTGTTTTGAATCACAAGACAAAGACCTGTACGGTGTGTCTTGTGGTGATGGGTGGTATCCAATTATTGAAAGTCTTCTTGGTGGAATTGAAAATCACCTGAAGGCAAAGTACGAAGCAGGATTTCGTCCTGTGGTGGAAAATGGAGAGTTCCCGTTCACCATTCAGTGCATTAAAGAAAAGTTTGGAACCCTTCGCTTCTATGTGAGCGGAGCCGATGACACGGTTTACAGAATGATTGTGGGTGCAGAAACAGCGTCCTCCATTACCTGTGAAGCCTGTGGTGCACCAGGAAAGTTCTCACGGCGAGGCGCGTGGTTCCGAACGATGTGTACGAAATGTTCTACAGAGCACGGTTATGTTTTAGCAGACGAGGAGACGAGTGATGTTGAGTAAAGACGCAGTAAACGAAACGAACCCACAGGAGAGTATTATGAAAACCATTATTGAAAATAAATTGACAGAAGGAATTACTCTGCGCGTCACCTTCACCAAGAAGGACGGCACAGAGCGCGTGATGACTTGCACGAAGAACATGGAAAAGATTCCCGTGGAGCATCACCCAAAGGGAACAGGCAAGCCGCGCACAAGCGATGCGATTGCAGTATTTGATTTGGATAACAATGGTTGGAGATCGTTTTCACCGAGTTCGGTTCTCGCAGTGGAATCCATTTACAATTAAAATAATCATGGTTTGACTGTACCAAAAACAGGCTGAAATACAGGGGATTCTGTCAATAAGTTATCGGACTTTACGGTTCGTGACCATTGACGGAATCCCCTGTTTTTAGTATAATTTCACTATATGGCTACCGCTCCGTCCACTACCGTCTTCTCACCGTCTCGCACCAAAATGCCGAAAGCATCCACCTACAATATCTACACGCTCAAAGTTTCCACGCCCCCATACGGTCTGTGGATTAATATTCCGTTTCGCACCAAGGGCAGCACCGCTATTCGCGATGAAGCCAAAACTCGCGGAGCGCGTTTTGTTCCTGCTGCAAAGGGCAAAATGAAGTGGTGGCTTCCGCAAAATAAGTTCACTACCGAAACCATTGATTGGTTGAACACGAACCAAATGATTCACGGTGAACGCTTGGCTCCTGTGTTTGATGCCAATGCTTTGCAGTTCAGCGACATCAATACAGCACTGCCGTTTCGCTTGTGGCTTGTTGTTCCGTTTGCCCACAAGGACGGAGTGAAGAACCTTGGTGCAAAGTGGAGCGGCGATTTAAAGAAGTGGTATTTCGATAATCGCACACTCACGCCTGGCATTTTCACCAATATGTTGGCGAATAAATGGGCTTGGTGCTTTAGCGGTACAACCGTTTCAAATCCAGGACAGATTTCAGAAATCAATTTTTCTGCTGAAGACTTGGATAGTAAGCGTACTGCTCCTCTTACTCGCACAGTGGTGCAGCCTACAGCGGCTCCTGCTGCTGATGTTCCGTTTCGGATGCAGTTGTGGTCATTCGAGAAGAATGATCACCTCATCGTCATGTGTACTACACCCGATGGTCGTGTTAATATTAAGTCTTCAGACGAGACTTATGTAAGCAACATCTACACCAAGGAAGAAGCGCGTACCTGTTGGAACTGTATTGTTGCTGACGGTTGGGTACTCACAGTCACACACAAGCAAGGAGAACACGAATGAATGAAGTATTCACTATACGACAGTGGATGTTTACACGAAATCATGAGGAGTTAGTCATCATGAGCACCACCACTTATGATCGTGGAATGATAAGGATTCAGTCTCGTGACCGACACGGAACCATATTAGACGATATGCACACGAAGGTTGAAGCGCGTACCATGTGGTACGCTCTACTCGCTGACGGTTGGTTTCTTAATAAAAAGGAGAAAACTTATGCATAACAAAAAAGATATTGTTGATCGCTTGATGCTCAAGCCACCACTGCATAATTTGACTAGTTGCGAATTAGTCGAAGCAGCAAATGAAATTACGCGGCTCCGCAAGGAACTTGCCGAGATTAAAAATTCAAGGAGAACACATGAAGATTAGAGCAGGAAAGTTCGTCTACGATGCCCTGTGCGAAGGACAACGCCTACGCCCCAAGACATGGGGCAAGAAGGATCGGTGTCCACGCAAGGAGCGAAGACAGGCAAAACGAGAATTACAAAATCACTGAACCCCCTACAAGCCGCCCTATGAGGCGGCTTTTTTCATAGATACTTTGGGAGTTTATCATGCTTAACAGTGAAAGAATCATCGGCATTGATTTGGTGCGTATTGACGGCGACCAAGGAGTCTACGGAATATATCAATCCGTGGATGGAGGAGGTGAGTGGGAGAAACTCACAGAGGCTTCGCGAGTGTATGACCTGTTGGATTACGCAAAGGATAAATTTTCAAACACCACACCAATGGTAATTCCTCAACAGATTCAAAGCATTCTTCGGTATGAAATAATGGAAGAGGCGGCAACGGAAAAGTTAAAGGCAGTACCAAATAAAGTAGAACCAGTACAACCAAAAACAAATACTATATGGTGGAGACGACTCCTTGAACTTGTTTTAAAAAGGAAGTAGCCATGAAGAAAACCGAGAATGAACTCCGCGAAGAACTGCTTAACTCTGCCGCTCTAGCAATTCATTCCTACGAAGAGTACTTGCTTGACAAGGTTGGATGGCGCGAACTTGCCCTTGTAATGGATGCCCTCCGCAAATCCATTACCGCGATAGACAAACACAAACTATCGAAATAATCTATTTTCGTGAAGTATAGATTTTTATATTGAGTGGTTTTTTCCACTCGTATAAGTATCTGTGTGCTGGTTCAATGAATGATAGTATTAAGATATAAGAAACATATATCAGAATACACTCTCAGTACCAGAGGGACACCCAACAGAATTAAATAGACGAAGAAGACCCCGAATGGGTCACGCTGTCCCCCGATCAAATCAAATATACGAAATGCATCCGTAGGGGTTGCGTTCTCTTTGCGCCTTGCTATAATTAGGGAGTAAGGAGTCAGAGCATGACAGCGTACAGGCTACACATCGACATCGCCATGCCTTTGAGTGAAGCAGAAGCACTCGTGGTTTCCCAAACCGTGATTGCTGCACTTCAATCCCCTCATCTCCTTGAGGAACTTCGGAGCCGCGAAGTTCCCTCTATTAACTACCGTCTTGGTCACGATACGGATCGAGGGAAGAGCAACTACTTCCTGAAGACCCCTAGTGGTCATGTCACCAACAAGAAAAGTCGAGTTGCAATTACCGAGGATACCCATGAAGAAGTCAATTAAGTCTGCTCCAAAGAAGTCTACCAAGAAGTCCACTAAGACCGCTCCATCTACTCTATATGTGAATACTGAACTAGAAGCAATTGCTGTGAGTGTAATGCTGTCGGTTGCATTGGTGATTGCCCTTGTCTCCGCACCTTTGGTTCCTGCAATGTGCATCACAGGACTTGTTGCTGCTTCATTCTTGATTGCATCAATTCATCGTTAAATTTTTTGGGCGGTGGGCGGACGGCTCCGCAGATCCGCTTATATCGGATTCAATCAGGATCGACACCTGAACCGCCTATTTTACTACTTCACCTCCGTCTGATTGCCTACTCACCTTGGACACGCTATGAACGAAAACGAATTCTTAAATTACGAGTCTGATACCGAAACCGATCAAATTGCTTTTATTGACTACGAAGGAATGGGATTGTGGATTTTTGGAATTCATCACGGCGCAAGTGTAAAGCCTGAATTTGAAACTTCCGAGATCGTGGATCGGGATTCCGATCTAAATAAGTTGGTGGGACGAGCAGTTCGTGATTGGGGTGTTGATCCCCGTGAATTGTGGGTTTCACCGTGTGCGCGAGAAATTGCTGTTCTCGCCTTGACAGGAATGAAAATCTAACGGAGCACTACATTATGAGTACACCCAAGAAGCCCATGCAGATCACCCTTACGCTGAATATTAGCGACACGGTGTTTCTAAAGATTGCAAAGTTGGCGCACGACACCAACACCACATTCAATCAACAGATTAATCGTATTGTGCAGGAAGGTATTTCTCGCGTTGGCGAGACTGCTACTGCACCCACTGTGCCTACTACCGTTTCTACTCATACTTTTTGAACGGTACGCCATGCACGGAATCATTTATGGATTTGGAGACGACTACTCACATGGGGGTACGCCATGCACGGGAAAGACGAAGCCGAATTGGAAGCCCTTCGGGACTTGGCGAAAGCCGTTGCTGAATTACGCGGAGGGTTGCCGCCACTTGAACGGTTCAGGCGTGATCGCGGAGGGGCATTGGAATACTCCCCTCACACCCTCTCTCTATTCCGATCCGCTTGGAGAAAATTAAATGTCTGCAAAAAATTTCATACAAGCGAGTAATGAATGTCTAGAAAACACGCAGCAGGAAAAGGCGACTCCTATCGCAAGGTTGATCGCGTGGCTTGGGAGAGTGGGTGGGAAGCCGCCTTTGGCTCCAAAGGATCTGCCCCCAAGCGGAACCGTAATAAACGGAAGAATGGGGGGACGAGAAATCCACCGAAAGATTCTTCTGCGGGTAATGCATAATTTAAGTGAAGAGTACTACGGAGCAGGATGGATTGTAGGACTAGAACACTACCTGTGGCACATGGCTCTGCGGCAGAGTACCGAAGAAGGACAAATTCTTCTGTACTGCGCGGAAACAAGTGGCGGGTGGTGGATGTGGGATGACTCTCAAGGAGGACCGCTGTTTGTTCCTCTTGCTGTGTGGCGCACCGCTTACAATGAAAACGAAATGGCTTTACCAATATGACCGCAGAAAATTCAAAAACTCAGTGGTCGTGGCGCAACCGATACGGTCAAGAGCGCATCACCACAAAAACAGGTGAGAACACTTTTACTGTTGAAGGCGCAAGTGCGTTTATTCGTTCTGCGTGGATGGAAAACGAACCTGGTGTGATTGACTTTGTAGACTTTGAAGGTGGACCGTTTATTTGTGTGCGGTCTTCCATGTGGGAATACGGTGTTACAGGGGAAGACCGTGAGCGGGTTGTAAAGAGTGTGGCTATGTCGGCACTCAATGTAGAACTCGGCGAATTGCGGACAAGTGATTGGACTCGCGTTGAACTCACTGTTGCATAAATAACTTTTGGTATTGTTGATCTCGGAATGAAATCCGTACAAGACGGGGGTTCGAATCCCCCCGACTCCATTAGCCTAATCTAGAGCACCTGTAAAACTACGGGGTCGAAAGGAATAGATTGGCGAAGAGTAAGGATGAAGGAGATACCCGACACGGGTAACAAGTGTCGTAAATAAACCGTTGCAAACCATGATTGCTAACCAATTAGCAATGGCGGCTTAAAGCCGTGGGGACTAGCCCTCCCGCATCTGAAAGGGCTGAAAGGGGAGTCGCAAGGCTCCCTTTTCCATTTATACATACAATACAAGGAGATCGCGCATGAGTTACCTATTCAACGAAGCAATACCATTTGGTGGCACAGGTGGGCAATTTGGCGGCAAGAACAAAGGCGTTCTGCTCACCAATACTACGAGTAGTGGAAATACTGTAGACATTTACACCTACAAGGCTAACGGCACAACACTTTCAAATCGTGTTAGCCTGATGGGCAATGAGTCTAAGATTTTTCAGATTCGTGCATGGGGTATTTCCTGTGGTGCTGGCATCACGGGTGCGCTGCTCTCGTAATTAAATAATTGAGATGGGGTTGCTCCCTTGACACTCTCGCCACACACGCTATACTGTGTGCATGGCAAAGAGAATTCTGTATCACATTAAAGTAGATGCAATACGCGGGTGTCGTATAGCGGCTATTACGCGGGTTTTCCAAACCCGTCACGAGAGTTCGATTCTCTCCTCCCGCATTGTAGGTATGATGTAAATGGAAACATTCCACTTCGTGGATATGCAAGTTCGAATCCTGCTACCTACACCTAATTAAACCGAGTTATATTAGCACTACAGGAAACCGTATATGAGCAAGCGAGAACTAAAGCAAAACATGGATTTGTTTATTACAATTAATCCACACCACCCTGATGAGCCAGCACTCCACATCAGGGGAGTGGACACTCACGAACAGGCAGATACATATAATGTTGATGAGGTGGAAGACCTTATTGACCGACTTCATGTAGTGCTTGGTGAAATGCTTCACAAGCAGAAAATCATGGAGTTAAATAAAACTCCATCGCTTTGGGATTAAATATATTCGCCCATCGCCTTGGTAATTCAGTTGGCAGAATAACGAACTTTTAATTCGTAAGCCGTGGGTTCGAGTCCCACCCAAGGCACAATACACAGGAACCGCACATGGCAAAGAAGACAAAGAAACTCGTCAGTAAACGAATCAAACCAGTGGTTGCCCCCAAGGCTCCCAAGGCTCCCAAGGCTACCCGCAAGCCCTACACGAAGGCTGTGAAGCCCGTAGAAGCCCCTGTAGAAGCCCCTGTGGTTGTGGTTACCACCGAACCCGCTGTACAGACGCTGTTACAGGTAGAGCCAACGGACAAGCCTTTAAATATTACATGGAATTATCCTGTTGAATATACCAAAGTCAGCAAAGACGAACCGCTGGTGGACGAGGTATTGAATTACAGTACTTCAGTAATTTCCAAGGTGAAATCATTCTTTAATAAGTCTGATTATATTACTGATATTCGTGATGCTGCGTTTGCACATCCTCTGATCTTTGGTGTACTGTTTGCTGTTGCACTATTTGCATTCTCTGCACTTGTGTACGCAGTCATTGGTCTGTATTGAAATATTGAGTCAAATCAAATATAGAAATATCAGCACTACCCATTGACAGTACATACTAAGCGTGTTACAATTAGGACATCGAAACGCAGAATGATGTTGGGCTGACATCCGATGCGTAAACTTTCTAAAGCCCACTATTGGAGATTTGCAATGGCTACTAAGACTCTCAGCAATCGTCGTCGTGTTCTCAACTTCCTCGCCGCTGGCAACAGCCTGACTTCCGCTCAGGCTGCTACGAAGTTCGGTGTGAAGAACTTCCGCGCCATGATCAGCGACATTCGTTCGCAGGTCGAAGCGTTTGGTAATTGGGAAGTCGTTAGCACCGTTAAGAACGGCAAGACGATTTACAGCATGGAAGACACCCACGAGGGTGATCGTACCTATGCTTTCAAGCAGGACGGTACGCGCTACATGGTCAATGCCTAATCATTGACTAATTACTTGCCCTTGGGGGTGGCTGCGACCGATTGGCGTAGCCACCCTTTTGGGTTTATATACTCTTTATGAAAGGTTTAGCATGAATAAGTCATCTGTTTTTGTTGCGTATGCGGCTTTGTGCGTTGCAGGTTTTGCAGGTATTGCTTTGCTTGGAGTAACAGGCAAGAGTGATGATGTTCACGCAATCACTGCATTCTTTGCGTTCTATGGATTTCTGTGCACCACTGGTCTTTTCTATGTGACGGCAAAGCAGAAGGCAACCATTGATGCCATGACTGCACGAACCGACTCTATGCACGACACAATGTTCACCTTGAGTGAACAAAATAATGAGGACGCGGTTCGATGTGTTGATGAACTTCGTTCGGATATTGAACGCCGAATTGACGGTTTAGAAAATTTTGAACTGTCTAATATTTGGCGCAGCATTGAGGATTTGCAGAACGCAGATGCTGATGCAAAGTGCGGCTCTAAGAAGTAAATTTTAATATTGCGGTGCAGCGTCAGGGCTGTTGGGGGGTTCGATTCCCCTTCCACCGTTTTTGGTATGGATTGCGGCTTGCCTTACAGGGTGAAACTACGCTAAATAGTGGTTAGACACCCAAAGGAGATCTAGTTACATGAAAAAGTTTACACAATATCTTGATGCCACGGCACTAAATGAATCGCTAAACAACAAAGAGATTACGGAAACTCCACTTGTTGAATCAAAACTGTCTCGTGTTTTCCAATATGTGGAAGACGATAAGCGTGACTTTGGAATTGTGAGCGCATCGCGTGGTGCTAATTCCGCAGAACAAAACAAAGCCAAACACGAAGAACTCAAGAAGGCGATTCGCGCTATGGGTTACGGCTACATTGAACTGCGTGGTGGCTACAAGGGTGACGAAGGTGTTGTTGAAGAACTCAGCATACTTGTTCCCAACATCAAGAAAAATCAAATCCTTTCGCTTGGACGCACATTTGGACAGCACTCTGTGATGTACAAGAACGATCAGGACTTTTACTATATTGGCACAAACGAAGAAGCAGGTATTGGCAAGGTTCTTATGAGGTTTAAGAAGGGTGAAGGACAAGAGAATCTTGAACTTGCAAAGCACAAGGTTGTAGACTTCTTCTCTCAATTAAAGAAGGGCGCACACTCAGACAAGAAGTTTGTTTTCAAGGCGAAAGACGAAACTCCCGCTGAAGGAGGAGAATCTTCTGCTGATCAACACGCTGCATCCACTCACAAAGCAGGTGATGTGTGGAAAACTTCTAGTGGGTTGTGGGGCGGCAAGAATTCACAGGGCGAATACGAATACTTTGATGATCAGCCAGCGGCAAAGAAGTACGCGAAAAACACTAAAAAGGGCTTAAAGATTCAAGAACGCGAAGAGTGGAGTTTTTCAAAGGCTGCATATTTGAGAAGAGGCGAAGACCCCAAGTGGATAACAATTTATGAGGACTTGTCGTAAATCAATTACTAAATAAGTGTGGAGGGCTATATGCCTAAAAACACAAATAATAAAAAAGCATTGAGTAAATCATTGCTAAAGAACGCAATAGAAAAATTGCGTACTGATGCTGTTGATAAGACACGCAGTTCGGTCAAATCAAATAAACAATCATCGTGATTGTGTGTTGACTCCTCCCGTGGTTTTGCTACAATAAGGTCTTGAAAGGAGTTCGTAATGAACTTTAACACTCTGGTTGCTTCGGCGGTTGTCACCCTCTCGCTCACTTCTATTGCTTCGGCTCAGTGGTCTAACAGCGGTGGTGGACTCAATATTGGAATTGGCGGCTCATACGGTAAGTTCAAGGACAAGATTAGTGAGACAGGCGCAAACGGACAAACCGTTAGCCGCACTCGCACCGTTACGAACAACGACTTTCGTTGGGGCGTTGGCATGGGTGGGTACTCCAACACCAACAACTACGGCGGTGGCGGCTATGGCTACGGCGGGGGTGGCTTCTACGGCGGTGGTGGCTACGGTGCACAAGTAATGCCGTACTACGGTGGTGGTTACGGCGCACAAGTAATGCCGTACTACGGTGGTGGCTGTTATCCTGTCGTGGTTCCGTACTCCCCGTTCACTGGCACCTTCGGCAATCCGTGCTATGCTCCACAGGTGTTTGCTCCTGCGGCAGTCTGCCCTCAGTTTATTGTTCGCTAACTAGTTTGGATATTCTAATAATGCCTATCCCGTTTCGCTACCAAAGATCATGGTTGGGTTGACAACCTATTAAAACGCGAGACAAAGCCAAGAAATACTCCGTTAAGTCCAGAAGCACATACGCATACACCCATACGACACTAGTTGGGTTGGCAGGAGAGGAATGCTTGGAGTTTGAAGACTGTTGGGGTTCTTCATGCGGTGTTCAGAGTACCGTGGCACAGCACACTCACTGAAATGGTTTGACGGCTCCATTCAAAAGCCGTCGTTTTTTTTTGGTTCTGTCGTCTAGTCTGGTCTAGGACACCTCCTTTTCACGGAGGCGACACGGGTTCGAATCCCGTCAGAATCATTTTGGGAGAATACTCAAGTGGACAACGAGGCTTGACTGTAAATCAAGCGGCATAGCCTTCGGGGGTTCGAATCCCTCTTCTCCCATTCGCCGCCTTAGCACAGTGGTAGTGCAGTTGATTTGTAATCAACAGGTCATCGGTTCGAATCCGATAGGCGGCTTTGTTAAGACACGGTTCAACTACTCTACAAATGAACATAGGATATGGAAACACTGGCATTTACTCTTTATGGAATCGGAGCAATAGCCTTCACATCAGCGGCTACGCTAAAATTGTACGCACACGCATACGCTCGTGGTTATGAAAACGGCAAGCACTATGGATTTTCTGATGGGTTGAATCACGCTAGGCTGAAAACTGTAAAGCCGCATAATTCATCTCGCAAGCAGATGGTTGCTGCTGTCTGATTAAACCAATAGCAAATCAGCAGTCAAGATTGGTCTGTTCATCACCGATAGAATGTCGGTGTTCAGACCAATTCTATTTTCCGAAACAGTTGTTTCGTTAAGATATACACGAACCCTATTCTGCTTCAGAGTTTCATCGGAAGTAAATTTCACGGTGAATGAGTGGGCGTTAGACGCAGCAGTTCCTGCTCGGTAATTAATTAGTAGAGTTTCACCCGCAAACAGTGCTGCAACAGCAGTCTTTGTTTGCGTGTTTGGTGATGTGATCTCTAGAATATTTGTTCCTGTAGGAATAATTGAAGTGCTGCTGAATTCTGCTGTAGTGTAGTATTCGGTAATTGCACCAAGAGAAATACCTGTAACTACAAGTGGAGATCCTGTGTCTGTACTAGTACGACCAGTTAGTGTGCAGGTTACTGTTCCTAATACAACTCCCTGTTCGGTATCAGGAGAGAAGAACGAGAAGGTTGCGCCTACGCTTGTGGCAGCACCAAAGGAATTCCATTGCTGTACAGCAGCCGCACTATCGTCTGCAAGAGAAATTGTGGTTGAAGCACCAACAGAAACCAATACACGAATGCCTTCAGTCTGTATTGAGTTTGTGTCTCCACCAGCAAGAAACTTACAGTTCTGTAGAGTGCCACCACCAATGGGTGTGTTCTCGCTTTCCCATGAATAAAATTCAGTAATACTTGAGGAGTTTTGTTCTCCTCTAATCAGCACTGCGAGCAGTGAAGATCCTCTAGAATCCCATATATTTAAGAACGGGGTGAGATCAAATTTCACGATTGATCCACTCCACGAACCGATTGGTATTATTTCAGATGCCGCTGGTTCTGCGTCACCGCCTTCAATAGTCCATCCTGTTGCAGCGGCTTCGGATGGCTTGTACCAAGACACAGACGAGTCTATAGTGGTGTCTAGAGGCAGCAGGACGGCTTCTAGAAGCCCTCCTGAAGTTCCTGTGGATCGTGTCAGCGTGAGAGTAGCATTCCCGATTGTATATGGACTACCTGCGGTATAGCCTTCTATAGTACTCACAGCAGCAGAAAAATATTGGCGTGGATTCAGCAGTAGCACTGTTCTAAATTCTTGTGTTTTCGTTCCACCAACCTTCAACATATTTCTAGAACGATACAGTAAGTTGCCGCTGTCCCCACCCGTGTAGTATCCAGAAATTATTTTTGTTGGTTGCTGCACATCACTCAGTTCAATAAACTTGGAACTGAACGAATCAAATGCTTTTATCTTTACTTCTGCTGAAAGATTCGTAATATAGGTATCGCTGTTTCCGTCTGATCCATATACCGTTGCTCTCACGGTCTGTGAATTAGAGTAATTATTGCGATAACTAGAGTTAAGCATAGTGCTCCTATTACGAAGCGTAGAACGAGAAGGTGATTCCTGTTCCCGTGTTGTGCGGTGCAAATCCAACCGAATACGGTGGATAAAATACATTGATCATGTCAATGTTGTCTACTTCAAGGAATAGTTCATCTCCGTGATACATTACATACGAATATGCTCCAGCAGTAAATCCGTATGTTGATGCGTCTGTTACAGAACCAACACACATAAATTCATTTTGTGATGAGTTGGCTCCTGTGGCAATACGCGAAACCTTGATACGAACACCCGTTGCACAGGTAAATCCTGCGTTAGAGTTGTATTCGGTTAGGTTCTTTGCCACATATCCTGCAACATTTGTACGAGCCATGAACAACGGCTGTGTTGCGTTAGAATCAATTGCCACACTAACTGAACCACTTGATACAGTATTTGCAAGAGTCTGCAACTGTGTGTTTACAGCATTCTTGACCAGTGAATAAATTGAAAGTGAATCAGTAAAGTCAAAAGCACCAACACTAACTGTTGGATCGTAAAGAGCCTTCTTTGCAGCAATCAAAAAGTCTGTATTAGTCTTGACTTGGGAAATGGTGGCATTCACTGTGGATGTTGGAGTATCAAGATTTGCCAATTCGATTGGCATAAATCCACCCGAATATCCCTTGACGATTACTGGTCCGTTGGCAGTGTCTCCTGCAACCCACAATCCGTATTCTGCACTCGTGGTTCCCGTGACAGGAATGGGAGCATACGATGGAGCAGTAATACCAATCTGTGCGCTGAATGTGGCGTAGGCGTTAAAAGAGAACCCTGAGTTAACAAGGTACATATTAACTGCGGCACCACACCAACCTGCACCCGTAGTACCACTAACTTGTGTTAGTGTTCCCGTTGAACTCACTGCTGCATTCATGTATGTTGGAACAGTAGAGAAAGACAGGCTGTCTGCTGCTCCCTGACCAACAATAGTAACGGTGTCTGTGGTGTAGTTTAGATCACGAATATCAAGATCCGTAGCAGATACAGTTACACCCGTTATGGTGGACACATTCACATTCAGTGCATTGTTGGTGGAATAGACTGCTTCAATAGCAGCCGTTGAACCAGCAAAAGCGTACAAGGATGTTGGTACAGTGCTTTCGACTCCTGTGCCGTATACAGTAATATTATCTGTGGCTGCGGTAATACCGCGAATACTAAAGTCGGAAGCCTGAACATAAACAGCCGTTGCACCAGTTACTCCAAATATTCCAAGATTGGAGAAGGACGATACTGTTACGGGAAGAGGGGCACTTACAGTGATACCAACAGGGTATCCACTTGCGATGCCTTGAATTCCCACATAATCTATTCCAGCGGTACTGCCAAGAGTAGTTCCACCGTACAGGTTTCGAATATCTAAATCGGTTGCAGATACGGTCAGAGTTCCAACTGTAATTCCTACAGCCACTCCTCCTGATACACCCACAACGGTTAGAGATGTTCCTGTTGTACCCACAATGGTTGTGGCAAGACTATAAATTGCAGATGGAGCAAGGAATTCATATCTTCCCCATGAACCGCAAAGACCCACTGGAAGGGGCGCGGAAGCCTGAACATAAACAGCCGTTGCGCCTGTTACTCCGAATATTCCAAGATTGGATAAGGATAGATTAGCGAAAGACGATACGGTTACAGGAATAGGAGAACTTACGGTGATACCAACAGGGTATCCGCTTTCAATTCCTTGAATACCAACATAGTCTATTCCAACAGTGCTTCCACTAGAGGTTCCACCGTATAGATTTCGAATACTGAAACTGCTACCCACAACATTCAGCGTTCCAACTGTAATACCAACAGGGTATCCACTTTCGATTCCTTGAATACCAACATAATCTATTCCAACAGTACTTCCACTAGAGGTTCCACCGTATAGGTTTCGAATACTGAAACTGCTACCCGCAACATTCAGCGTTCCAACTGTGATGCCTACAGCAACTCCTCCTGATACACCAGCAACATTCAGCGTTCCAACCGTGATGCCTACAGCAACTCCTCCTGATACACCAGTAACGGTGAGAGATGTTCCTGTTGTGCCCACAATGGTTGTGGCAAGACTATAAAATCCAGATGTAGGCAGAAATTCATATCTTCCCCATGAGCCAGTAAGACCCACTGGAGCAACATTCAGCGTTCCAACTGTAATACCTATAGGAACTCCTCCTCCCGATACACCCATAACGGTAAGAGATGTTCCTGTGGTGCCTACAATGGTTGTGGCAAGACTGTAAATTCCAGATGAAGCAAGAAAATCATAGTTTGCCCATGAGCCAGAAAGACCCACTGGAAGGGGCGCGGAGCCACTTGCATATATTACTGTGTCGTCTGCACCGTAGGCAATCTTGACAATTTGATGATGTGCGGTATTGACATAATCGCTGGCTATGGTATAACTAATACCATCAGTAACAATGTTGTAGTTGTCGCTAGTCGCTGCCATTTGCTTCTCCGCTTTTTCAGTGTCGTGATCAATTCAAGGACTAAATAAGAGTACCCCCCTATGTATATTTCCGAAAGTAAACCCGTCATGGACATCAACAATATCCGTTTTCCCCGTGAAGTAGAAAATCATGTCAAAAACTATGAAGTTTCATATATTGACGCAGTGATCGCGGTATGTGAACGGTACGGCATTGAGCCACAGGTGGGAGCCAAGTTCTTGAGCAAGCCAATTATTGAAAAAATAAAGGCTGAAGGACAGGAACTAAATCTGCTTCCTAAAAAATCAAAACTACCTGTTTAACCTTGACTCGGTACGATTATGTGGTACTATTGGCTACATAGTTGTGGTGAATTGTTCACCACACATTAAATACATCGTACAAATCGCACAAGGAGTTTACTATGGGATTCAAGGATATGAAGTCGGCATCGGGTTCAAACTACCAGTCACTTGCCTCTGAAATGGACAAGATGGCAAAGAAGTCGGAGTCCTACAAGGATGACCGTATGTGGAAGGCTGACACCGATAAGACAGGAAACGGCTATGCAGAGATTAGATTTCTTCCTGCACCTGATGGCGAAGACTTGCCGTGGGCGCGTATTTGGAATCACGGGTTTCGTGGACCAGGTGGTTGGTACATTGAAAACTCCCTTACAACCATTGGGCTGAAGGATCCTGTGTCTGAGATGAACTCTCAGTTGTGGGCAAGTGGTTCCGATGATGACAAGAAGATTGCGCGTGATCGCAAGCGCAAGTTGTCGTACATCAGCAACATTCTTGTGGTCAGCGACCCAAAGAACCCTCAGAATGAGGGCAAGGTGTTCTTGTTCCGTTACGGCAAGAAGATTTTTGAGAAGATTCAGGAAGCAATGAATCCACAGTTCCAAGACGAGAAGCCCACCAATCCCTTTGACTTTTGGAATGGTGCAACCTTTAAGTTGAAGATTCGTCAGGTTGAAGGCTACACCAACTACGACCGCAGCGAGTTTTCTGCTCCGTCTGCCGTGCTTGGTGGAGACGATGCTGCTCTAGAGAAGTTGTGGAAGAAGCAGTATTCCCTCAAGGAGTTTACGGATCCAAAGTCATTCAAGACATACGAAGAACTAAAGACTCGTCTTCGTGATGTGTTGGGTGACAATATTCGTGCCTCCACCTCTGAGAATGCGTACAAGGGTGGAGCAGAGAAGGCTTCATTTGATGATGAGGATGCGGCTCCTGTTGTAAAGAAGGCTGCACCACAATCAAAGAAGCCTGTGAAGGAAAGCACTGACGACGATACCGAAGACGCACTTTCTTACTTCGAGAAGTTGGCAAGCGAAGACTAAATACTTACGACCTTCGGTTTCGCAATAAAGGGGCGCACTTCGGTGCGCCTCTTTGTTTTATGGCATAATAGAGTATGCTTGCATCTGCTTGATGGTTGGTTCGTTGTTACGAATTCGAATATCATCATTGAAATTGTTTGTGGTGTTGCTAATCTTGTTCTGCACATTTGCAGTGTTGTTTGTGTTACCACCTGTAGCCGTGGGCATATTACGAGCCTCGTTCAATCCGTTCTGTTCTGCTGTGGCTTGAGCAACCATTCTACCCACAGTTGTGTTTGCGGTAGCAGGATTCGTAACCTTCCCTTCCACTGTAGTACTGCTTGATGCACCACCTTCTGCCGCTGTCCCCGTTGCACTTGTAGCAGCAGCAGTAATTGCGTTTTCTGCTTCTTTCCCTGTTTTCTGATCTTCGGTTCCGCCTACTTCAATCAGAGAACCAACACCAGGAATGGAAGCCACCATGTCGTAGATACCCTTGCCGCCAATTTGGTCTGCAAGCATTTCTGCTAATTTTCCACCAACCCATCCTCCACCAAGAGTTCCTACTAAGGTTCCAATTCCTGGAACGGGTATGAGTGTTCCTAGTGCACCACCACCAATAGTTCCGAGTGCTTGACCAAGAGTTCCAACAATAGATCGACCTATTTTTTCTTTCTTTTCATCTACTGATAGTTCAGGATCACTTTTAATAGATGCAATATCTACAGCCCCCATTACTGTTGATATAACGGCACCAAGACCAGGAAAACTAACAATGCTCTTCGCAACCTTTCCTGCATTTTTTCCAATAAAGGAACTTAATCCTTTCACTGGATTCATGCTGCTTAGTGCTGATCCTGCTTTTGCTGCAAGGTTGCTAAAGAATCCACCACCAGTACTAGCAACACCTGATGCTGCTTGACCTGCTCCACCAAGAGCACTTTTTCCTAGATTCATTGCTCCACCAACAGCACTCTTTCCTAGATTCATTGCTCCACCAACAGCACTCTTTCCTAGATTCATTGCTCCCTTAGCAACACCTGATGCTGCTTGACCTACTTTACCGATAGTACTCTTTCCTAGATTCATTGCTCCCTTGGCAACATCAGTATTTGCAATACTACTGATAGCACTCTTGCTTAGATTTGCTACTCTACCAACAGCACTCTTGCCTAGATTCAGTGCTCCCTTGGCAACACCTGATGCCGCTTGACCTGCTCCACCAAGAACACTCTTACCTAAATTCATTGCTCCGCCGAGAACACTCTTACCTAAATTCATTGCTCCCTTAGCAACACCTGATGCTGCTTGACCTACTTTACCGATAGCACTCTTACCTAAATTCATTGCTCCCTTAGCAACACCTGATGCTGCTTCACTTACTCCACTAACAGCACTCTTGCCTAGATTCAGTGCTCCCTTGGTAACACCTGATGCTGCTTCACTTACTCCACTAACAGCACTCTTGCCTAGATTCAGTGCTCCCTTGGTAACACCTGATACCGATTTTCCTATTGAGGCAGTATCTTTATACAATGATGTTGTTTTAAATAACTCTAGGGATTTGGCTCCTCCAAATTTAGAAATCAATCCGCCAGCACCACGCAGTCCCTTCACTGCCAATCCGCCAGCACCACGAAGTCCCTTCACTGCCAATCCACCAGCACCACGAAGTCCCTTCATTGCTAGACTTGGAGCACCCAATAGTGCACTACCAATGGATTCTGCACCGCTTGCAATACTAGACATGATGCCTCCACCACCACCCATTCCTCTTAATTTCTCAAGAAGAGAGGACAACATTCCTCCACCTTTTTTTGCTTCTCCCTTGATAGGCTTTTCTGCACCAAGTCCTTCTAGTTCAGATTCTCTTTTTTGGAGTTCGTCTGTATCGCTTGTATCGCTTTCTGATGCAAATTTGTTTTGCAGTAGTTTTCGTATTTGAGAAACTTCTTTGAGTAGTTCGCCAAGAGTGGACGAAGTTCCTGTTTGTGGAGATGCGGTTGAAGATTGTGTTGATGCCGTTCCTGCCAACATACCAGGAATATCGGCAGCAGATGTTCCTCCTATTTCGGCAAAACCTCTTTTTCCACTAACATTAAGACTTTCTCCACTGCGACCCTTACGGGCAATTTGCTTCTGTAGAGATCCTGTATAGCGTTCGATATCTTCGCGATCTTCTCTTTTCTTCTTTAAGAATTCGCCAAGCAATCCGCCAACAACAGGAATTTTTGATGCAATTTTTTCGGGAATTGTTTTTCTGAAGTCAGAAGCCTTCTCAGCGAGAAATGCTTTGAATGATGACTTCTTCTTTAATTGCTTTTCAATAGGAGAAATAATTTCTTCTAATTTTGTAGCAATATCTCCTTGATCACCCTGTGTATTTGCAGCAAGTTCTCTTATGAATTTAACTTGGGCATAGATGCGTTTGGCTTGATCGTGAGAAGCAGTTAACGCTGATTCTGATATAGTAACTGCTTCTTCCATCAATTGATATGCTGCTGCACCAGCAGGATCTTCTTGATTGAATTTATCTCGGTTTGATCTGATGTAATCTTCTACAACAGAACGAACACCCTTCTGTCCTTTCATTCCCACTACATAATTTTCTAATTCACTACTTTCAAATCCCATCTCGTTTCGTTGTTTTATTAACGATTCAAGTAATCCAATTTGGTTGGCTATTTCTTTTTCTGATTGGACATCAGTAACAGCAGGGGTACTAGCAACAGCACTAGACGCTTTTGCGCGTGAGGCTCGAACATTACCTACTTTTTGTTCTGGCGGCAGTGATGCGAATCTGCCATTTTGGCGTGGCTGTCGTGCAGCCAACCCACGGCGAATTTCTGATTCGGTCATTTCTGTTTTTTTAGCCATAGGACTCCCTCTACATCATTATAAATGGGTCACAATGGTTTTCTGCCGCTTGCCTGTTCCTTCTCTTTTTTCAAATGAGAAAGTAGCATTTGTATGTATACCTCTCGTTCCCAAGGTATCATGTCCTCAATTTCTGCCAATGAGTACTTGTGGTTCTGCATCAGCATGAAATTGAGTTGAAAATACGCCCCCAAATCGTTATGACAGAGGGCTATTGAAAAAAATCAGATACGCTTTTCAACTCCACCAATACTGTTTCCTGACAGGTGGGACAGGTATATTTGAAAGAGTAGTACAGTTCGGGAATGCTCTGCATGAATTCCATGATTTGAGCAAACTGATCTGGCAGCATATTGTCAACGAAATCGGACAACTCTTGTGGATCAATGTCGCTGTGCTGATACACCTGATCACCCATGATGATTCCGTCCACGCATCGCTTGGCTAGTTCGAATGCAATCTCTACTTCGTCTTTGTTGTAGTCAATATCGTGGATGGACGGATATCGTAGAATAATAGTTACATCATCTGTAATCTTGATGTTTGGATCCACCGTGGGCTTGGGTGTTTGCTTTACGGTTACTTCATCTAGTTTAATTTTTATATTGATTGACTTGGAGCACTTGGTGCAGGTCACTTGTGGCTTGACTTCTTCTCCCACACTCTTCCCACGAATCTGTAGGAATGCGTATTCGGAATCTGCTGCACAAATACGGCGAGTATCTAACTGGCTATTGGTGCACGCCAATATGACATTTCGCATTGCCTCGTTAATCTGATTCAGATTCTTGGACTGCAATGCTATAAGAAGGATCTTTTCCTCCTTTACAACAAAAGGTCTAAACTTTGTGGTTATTCCAGAGACTGGCAAAGTCATGGAATACTGCGGCAGGGTAGAGTTCACTAGATTCAATCGGGTCATGGTAATCCTTTAATATAGAGTCATTGTATTTATCACCGAACTATGCTGTTTGTCTGTAACGCATTTGCTAAATCTGGATCATATATTCCATTCACGGTTCCGTCAGATCCCACTCTGTAAAATTGTCCAGGAGCGGGTGAGTATATTGCAAATGATTTTTCGGGTGATGGTGGTCCATTTAGAGCAACATCAGCGGGTGAATTTGGTCTGGGTAGTGGTGATGTGTTTGGTTGAACCGTGACAGGAGAGTACTTTCGATAGGCTATAGTGATATCTTGTCGTACAAATTCATCGTTCTTGTCGTAGGCTAATTGTATATCTCCAATTGCTTTGGGATAGGCTTCTTCCACCAATACTTGATACTTAACCGCACTTGACCTGTCTAATACACTAATGATTAGTGGTGCAGTATATTGATCGTAGTAGTTGAACTTGTAGTTATTCTGACTGCACACCGCGTCCATCCATGCTTCAAAGAATGCTCGTTCACGGAGATCGTCCGAAACAATGACAGACATTGTTAGTTCCCCGCTGTACAGTGGTTCATACGGCATATTTCTTGCTGGTCCATAGAATCTGTATGGCGTAGTAGAAAATCCGCGACCTGGAACGGTTATTGCATCACATCGAACAGCCAACTGTCGTGCGGAGTCGTTGCTTATAGATGTAAATGCAGGTGGATAGTTAATCAGTACTTCAAATCTGTTGCTGTACGCAAGACCTGTGGCAAATACACTGCTGAATATCTCATTAATATTTGATGGGACTTGTGACATTTATTTTCCTCGTATTGCCTTTAGATTTGACTGTCTGTGTATTGTTGGCGCACGGGCTTTAACAAACCGATGCAGTTCTGCGGATACCATGTCTTCCCACATCTCAAACGGAACCACAGTTGGTCGTTTCTTCATGCCCTTCCACAAGTACCGCCTATAGCAAGGTTTGAAATACTTGTAGCGTTTGCTGCTATTCAATCGGTCGTAGTCAACACGCAATCGGGTTCGCCATTCTTCTTGACTTTTAATGACTGGCAGGTTCCTCATTATGATGTCGAATAGGAATTTACGATTATCCAAATCCAAAAAGTGTAAATTGACCCCCTCGAATCCTCCCTGATACTGTTCGGTGACCAGCACTAAAGGATACTTATCATAATATTTATTGCTTGCAATGAAAGATTCGCTTATGGGTTGGTATTTAAAAAATAATAGTTGCCCCTGCATTACTCGGTTGGGAACCGATAGTTTGCCTTCAGTCTGTAGAAGTTTCAAGAAACGGATGTAGGTTTGATCCGTGGCTCCAAGCGCAGAGGTAGTTTCCTCTATCAGAGTTTGTAGTTCTTCTTGTGCGCTTAGTCTGATCATGGTTTTTTCTTGAAGAGATCGTCTTCCGTTAATATTTTGAATTCCCATCCCTTGGCATCAGATACTCGTTTTGCTGCTTCCCACTTGGCTTTATTCACCACCCATGTCTTTACTTCTGTGATATATCCTCTAGTGACTTTGGTTTTCTTCTTGGGTTCGATGCACTGTTTCTTGGGTTTAATCTCTACTAGCCAAGTTTTTATTCCTTCGGGAGTCTTTATCTCCACCAAAAAGTCTACAAAATAACGGTGTGGTTTGTTGTCTAGCGGACTCATATACGGTATCACAACCTCTTCTGATGACCACCGAAGCACATTTGAACTGCTGTCGCAGTACTTCATGAACTTTCGTTCCCACATACTACGATAAGTAATCTTTGTGGGATCACCAATGTATTTGGTGCAGTTATCGGGTTTAAAAATACCTTTGTATGCCATACATAAATATGTAGCCAACCGCCCAAGAGGAATACTTCAGATGTTAGTACCCAACAAATTTGCCAAAAGTCCCGATGTTGCACTGACAAGCACAGGAAAGCCGTTTGTTGCCAGCAATCGCACAGGGCGAATCTCTGATGAATTACGGTCAGAGCAGATTCAGGACGAGATTTCCAAAAGTCTAGAAGGGTTTACTCCCCTTAAACGCGGTTCACGAACCCGTCCGTCTATTTTAAAATATCCAGTAGAGATTGGATCAGGACAGGTTCCCCATGTCATGCAGTTCAAGGTGTTTTGGCGGTGGGAGAATAAAGACCTGACGGAAGGACTCAAGGCTGCTCAGGTAGAAACCGAGAAGAAAATAGGAAATCTCAAGACACTTGCTAGTCTGATTGAAAACGGTCAATGGAACGAAGCGGATGTAATGCGTAGTCCCCTATCAGATGAGGGCATTGCGGCACTACAAGAAGTAATGAACAGCGATAAAACGCTTAAAGTTGTTGATCCAAGCATGAACGACAGTATGGCAACCATGCTAAACAACAATCCACAGAGAGCCAAGCAGATTTTGGAAGAGACTATAACTTCTTATCAAACTCGCCTCACTGATATAAGTTCTGAAATATCCAATGGATCGGGTAAAATTGGTCCTGACGAACAAGAACGATTGCAGTTGCAGGGCAGATTTGGCGAACAGATTGCAGATTCTACTGCGGGTGGTTCTGCTGTTAGTGGTTCTATATTTGGTGCTGCTGTTGGTGGAGTTTTAGGATTTCTTGCTGGTGGATTCAAGGGATTGGCAGTGGGAGCAGTTGGAGGAGGTGCAGCAGGTGCTGTAGCAGCAGTAGCGGTTCAGCAAAGCGCAAAGGCATTTGCTAATCAGGCTGTATACGATCAGATGGTGTCCATCTATCTGCCGTTCTGCACAAAGATAAACAACGAAGACACCTTTCAGTATGAAGATCCTAGCATGGGTATGGCGGGTGGTCTTTTTGATGCATTGGGAAATCCACTTGCAACCACCGAACAAGCCGCTCAGTTGGCACTAAACAAAGGCGTAGAACTTGTTGGCGGTGGTCAGGCTGGTGCTGTTGGAACAGGACGAGTGGTTAATCCTCGTCTTGAAAAACTGTTTAAGCAGAAAGACTTTAGAAACTTTAACTTTAGTTGGGAGTTCTACCCCAAGACAAAGGATGAAGTAGAGCAAGTACGAAACATCATCGAGACTTTCCGTTATCATGCTCACCCTAGTCGAGAGAATGAACCAGGATCGGATGATTCATCCAAGGTTCAGGTTATTCTTCGTGTTCCTGGTGAGTTTGAAATTCGTTTCTTGTCTAGTAATCCTAGTCCAAACGCGGCAGGATTTGTTGAGAATGAGTATTTGCCGTCTATTGGTCGATGCTCGCTGACGGCTATATCGGTTGACTACACACCAAACTCCATATACAGTTCGTTTCAAGACAATTCTCCAACGGCAATTGTATTCTCACTTCAGTTCACTGAAATGGGACTTCTTACCCGCGAAGCCATAGATAAGGGTTACTGATGTATTTTGAGAAATTTCCACTACTACAGTATCCTGTTAAAGACGGAAACAATTTCCGCTATGTGTTTGTGCGGAATCTGTTGCGGCGAGTTGCTCTAAGCGAAGACCTGATGACCTCAGAAGCGGTTTTCATGGAGTACAGCATCAAGGACGGAGAACGCCCTGAACACATCGCAGAACGAGTCTACGGCGATCCTGGGTACCATTGGCTGATTCTCCTGACAAACAATATTATTGATCCGTATCACGGATGGTATATGTCGGGATCCGCATTGGAAGAGTATATACAGAAAAAATATGGTGGCTATTCTGTTTATATTTCTACCACAAGTAATGCCTTCTTCTACAATTCTTCAGTTGATAGTGGGGCAACACTTACTCAGGGTGGGAATAGTATGACTATTTTGGAATACTTTCCTGAACTATGCAAACTCACTGTGAACGGTACATCACCGTCCACTGGTTCTGCCACGATTGGTGTTTCGGGTGGAACCCAATACCCTGTGAAAATTCAGCGAGTTGATCCGTCTTACACAGCAGTGCATCACTTTGAGATTCCTTATGTTGGTGGTCTGTGTGGCGCAAGCACCGAGTTTACTGTGGATCCACTTAGTCAACAGACTGGAAGTTACTCTGTTGTGGGTGGAGTGATTGGTCATGTAGATGATGAATATCCGCGTCTAGCGGCAGATGGAAAGGGCTATAGTGCATCAGGAAATGTTGATTTTTACGAAACCTACATTGGTAAATATTTGGGTGTTTCTGGTGCGGCTGTGAACACTTATGCGGTATCCAACTACATATACGAAAATACAAAGAACGACGCTCGCCGCACCATCAAGGTGCTGCATCCTCGTTTCAAGAAGACTGCCTTGACCGAACTTGAATCTCTCTTGAGGATTTAATCATGGCAGACGAATCAGGATACGGAAACAACAACATGAAGGCGGGTGACTACAAACTAGAAAAGTTTGTTATGCACTCGTTGATTAACGGAAGTAGTGTGGATTTGTCTAGTCTATTTCGTTACATTGAAATCTACGAGGACATCTTCTCTCCGTATATTACTGCAAAACTACACATTGAAGACGCATTCAATTTTCCAGAACGCTTTCCTATTAGCGGACAAGAGAAAATAGAAATAACCTTTAAGTCAGATATTAATGCACTAAAGCCTGTTGAGTTGGTGTTTCGAATATACAAACTAGACTCTCTAGTGATTGATTCTACAGGCAAGACTCAGCAGTATGTTCTGCACCTAATGAGTGAAGGAGGATACTTTAACTTCTCCGAATACTGTGGATACTCTGTTCGTGGATCTATATCAGAAATGATAAAGACGGTGTTCACCAAGCACTTTCCGCAG